TTTAAAAAGAAAGAAGTAAATGTCTACACACAAGACGGAAAACTCTTTGTCGAAGGACAGAAAGAGGATACCGAATCAGAAACGACTTATGTCCACAGAGGAATGGCTCAACGATCTTTCACCAGATCTTGGACACTGGCAGAGGATACGGAAGTTAGATCAGTTGAATTTGAGGATGGGTTACTAACTATTGTTCTTGGTAGGATTGTTCCAGATCATCATCAGCGCAAAGACTGGTTCTAAATACTATTGAATATCGTCGTCGCAGACGGAGGGGCAACTGGCCAAATCCAGTTGACGCCCCTCCTTTTTATTGCTAGAATACTAGGAGGTAAAAATACAACATGACCATTAAATTAATGCTCTTCAAATCAGGAGAGGACATTATCGCTGATGTAAGCGAGATGTGTGTTGGTGAAGGTGATGATCGTAGGGTAATTGGATATCGCTTGGAGAAACCCTGTGTTGTCAAGATGCGTAATCCTGTCCCCGCTGGAGAAGAAGGCAATGAAAAGAGAGCAGGATTTGAAGTTTCCTTGTTCCCTTGGATGCCTCTTTCTGCTGAGGTAAATATTCCTGTTCCATCTGATTGGTTAGTGACCATGGTGGAACCTATTCCTAAACTAACCCAAATGTACATTGAGGATGTCTTGACTTATGGCGAACGAAAAGAAGGAACCGAAAACAATCAAAGCACTACTACTGACGACGGGTCAGATTCTGATAACTCAGATTGATGAAGTAGGGGCAGACATCGGAGAACCCGATTGTAAAATGACCAATCCTTTCTTGTTAAAGGATGACGGAACATTAGAACCCTGGTTATTAAATGTATCTCGTCAAGACGAATTTATGATTAGTTCTGAAAAGATTATTACTCTTACAGAACCCATGCCCACCCTAGTTGAAAAGTACGAAGAACTCACTAAGTAATGCGTTTCTACACTAATGTTCAGTTGATTGGGAATCAGTTTCTGGTTCGTGGTGTTGATAATGGTAAAAGGTATGAGCACAGAGATGAGTTCTTCCCTACCTTATTTGTAAAGTCAAAGAAGAATACAAAGTATCGGACATTAAATGGAGAAGTAGTAGAAGAACTTCATCCCGGCAGTGTGCGTGATTGTCGGGAGTTTTACAAGAAATATGATGACGTAGATGGATTTCCCATCTATGGAAATGATCGTTACATCTATCAGTATATTTCAGAGAAGTATCCTCAAGATGAGATTAAGTTTGACATTAATCAGATCAAACTAGTAACCATTGATATTGAGACAGCATCTGAACACGGATTCCCTGATGTAGAGTCCGCGTCGGAAGAGATTCTTGCGATTACAATTCAGGACTACAACACCAAGGAGATTGTGACTTGGGGTGTAAAACCCTTTGTGAATAAGCAGAAGAACGTCACTTATCGCCACTGTCCCAGCGAACATCAGTTGTTGAGTGACTTCATCAACTATTGGATGCAAGACGTGCCTGATGTGATCACAGGGTGGAACTGTCAACTGTATGATATCCCATACATTTGTAAGCGTCTTAACAGAGTGCTTGGTGAGAAACTGATGAAGCGTTTCTCGCCCTGGGGTCTGGTCACAGAGAGTGAGATCTTTGTCAAGGGTAGAAAGCAAACTATGTTTGACGTGGGTGGTGTGACTCAACTTGACTATCTTGATTTGTATAAGAAATTTACATATAAGGCACAAGAATCATATCGCCTGGACTACATAGCTCAGGTTGAACTTGGTCAAAAGAAACTTGACCACAGTGAGTTTGAAACCTTCAAAGACTTCTATACTCACGGTTGGCAAAAGTATATTGAATACAATATTGTTGACGTAGAACTTGTTGACCGACTGGAAGACAAGATGAAACTGATTGAACTTGCTTTGACCATGGCATATGATGCTAAAGTCAATTATGCAGATGTATTCTATCAGGTTCGTATGTGGGATACGATAATTTATAACTATTTGAAGAAGAGGAATATTGTTATTCCCCCCAAGAACAAGTCTCAGAAAAACGAAAAGTACGCAGGTGCTTATGTTAAGGAACCGATTCCGGGAAAGTATGATTGGGTTGTGTCTTTTGACCTTAACTCTCTCTACCCTCATCTTATCATGCAGTACAATATCTCCCCAGAAACCTTACTGGAAGAACGTCATCCCACGGCTACGGTTGACCGAATCCTTGATGAAGAAATAAACTTTGAGTTGTATAAAGATAATGCGGTATGTGCCAATGGTGCAATGTTCCGTAAAGATGTTCGTGGGTTTCTACCAGAACTCATGGAGAAGATGTATGGAGATCGTGTAATCTTTAAGAAGAGAATGCTCCAGGCAAAGCAAGAATATGAGAAGACACCTACTAAGGCACTGGAGAAAGAGATTGCCCGGTGCAACAATATCCAGATGGCTAAGAAGATCTCACTCAACTCTGCTTATGGTGCTATCGGTAATCAGTATTTTAGGTACTATAAACTGGCCAATGCGGAGGCGATTACGCTTTCTGGTCAAGTCTCTATCCGTTGGATTGAGAGTAAGATGAACGAGTATCTAAATAAACTGTTACAAACAACCGAAGAGGATTACGTAATTGCATCTGACACAGATTCAATTTATCTTAATCTTGGACCTCTTGTTGATAAATTTTTTGGTAGTAAGTCTGGCGACAAAGCAACGATTGTTTCCTTACTTAACAAGATCTGCGAAGAAAAGTTTGAACCTTACATTGATCAATGCTACCAGAACCTGGCGACGTATGTTTCGGCATACGACCAGAAAATGCAAATGAAGCGTGAGAATATTGCTGACCGTGGCATCTGGACTGCGAAGAAGCGATACATCCTTAATGTATGGGATAGTGAGGGTGTTCGCTACGAAGACCCTAAACTGAAGATGATGGGTATTGAAGCAGTCAAATCATCTACTCCTGCTCCGTGTAGGAAGATGATTAAGGATGCTCTGCAGTTGATGATGACTGGCACTGAAGAGGATGTAATTGACTTCATCGATAAGAGTCGTGATGAGTTTAAGAAGATGCCCCCTGAGGACATCTCATTTCCTCGCTCAGCATCTGATGTTGTTAAGTACAGGTCTTCTTCTACAATTTACATGAAGGGAACTCCAATACATATACGGGGTGCGTTGCTCTTCAATTACTATGTGAAGAAGAACAAATTGGACAATAAGTATTCCCTTATTCAGAACGGAGAGAAAATCAAGTTCTGCTATCTTAAGAAACCAAACAGTATTCATGAGAATGTAATCTCGTTCATTCAAGACTTTCCGAAAGAGTTGGACATTGACAAATATGTTGATTATGACTTACAATTTGAGAAAAGTTTTGTTGAACCACTGAAAGCAATCCTTGATGCGATTGGTTGGAATGTAGAGAAAACAATTAATTTGGAGTTATTTTTTACCTAATGGATCTGCCTATCAACGATCAAGAATTAGAGACCATCGTAAGCGCACTGCGTTTGGGTGGAGATGCTGCCCTTTATCAAAAACTGAAAAGGATTAAGGATATCCGTGATGAAAACCCAGGCGGACCTTACAAGAAAATTGCCCGCGAAGAATTTGGAATTGTTATTTAATGGATTTTTTAAAAGAGATTGTAAAAGAGATTGGAGATGACTATACCCAACTCGCCTCAGACATCGACGACACAGAAACTTTCGTGGACACGGGTTCGTACATCTTTAACGGACTTTGTTCAGGTAGCATATTTGGTGGCGTATCTGGGAATAAGATTACTGCCATTGCTGGGGAGTCTTCTACTGGCAAGACTTTCTTTAGTCTCGCTGTGGTTAAGAATTTTCTGGATAGTAATCCTGGTGGTTACTGTTTGTACTTTGACACTGAAGCAGCAGTTAATAAATCTCTTCTTACAAGTCGTGGTATTGACTTAGATAGATTGGTTGTTATCAATGTTGTTACGATCGAACAGTTTAGACAGAAGGCACTTCAGGCAGTAGATATATACTTAAAAAAACCCGAAGATGAGCGCAAACCATGCATGTTTGTACTAGACTCTCTAGGGATGCTTTCGACTGAGAAGGAGATTCGTGATGCTTTGGATGATAAACAAGTCCGAGACATGACCAAATCTCAATTAGTCAAAGGTGCGTTTCGTATGCTCACACTTAAATTAGGACAAGCAAATGTTCCGCTCATTGTCACAAATCACACATACGATGTCATCGGA